TTTGTGCATCTGGATCCCAACCATCCTTTACAACATAACCATAAACACCATTATCTTGTGATATTTTTTCACCTTCAACAAACTCAACTTTCTTCAGATTTGGTTGAAATATTGCTAAATCATCAACTTTCACGATTCTACCAAAAGCATTATTAGTATCATAAGTTCCACCAGTACTTCCTATACCAGCAATTGAATACTTAATACTTTCCTGACCACCAGTTTCATCAACTTCTGTTATTGTGAAGTTTCTATTACCATAATCACTGGAATTATATCCATCCATATTATCAGTTATATTGATATTCTCAATATAAACTTCATCACCAACTTTAAATGGGAAAGTAGTAAATCCAGTAACTGGAGCTCTTAAAAATAGAGTATTAACAGCAAAATTAGAACTTGCACTTATAACTTTAACACCATTTGAATTGACAGTAGGTATCATCTGCAGATCTTTAGATAAACCACTATCATTTGCTAATATTTCAACTTCAGATACAGAATTACCCAATATTGAAGCAGAGCATATAATAGAAGGGTTTCCAATTGATGTCACTATTGGTGAAGATGTATAATTATTTCCACCTGTTATTATTCCAACAGAATCTAATGTATATACATTTTTCAACTTTAAAATAGTATATGCATCAGCTTTAGGTGCTAAAGTTTTATCACTCGAATATTCTAGACCCTGATTAACAACACCGATATTTAAAATCTCACCAATATCATCTCCTTTTTCTGAGAATATAACTTCAGATCCAGTTGTAGTTGCAACAGAAACAACTTTAGGTAAACTATACACTGGAAGACTATTAACAATTTTTAATGAGTGTATACCACCTCTAATATTAGTAGAATCGCTACTATAGATTGCAGTACTAAATCCAGAAGAAGTATATGAAGTTGTTTCTGCACTACCAACCAAACTTACAGTAAACGTAGTTCCTGCAACACCAGTAACCCTATGAGTTCCATTTAAATCAGATTCTACAACGTTTATTTTAGAATGATTTGGTACGTCAGTATCCACAGATGATGGATATGTACTAGTATAATTTGGTCCAGTACCTTCAAGTTTATAATAAAGAATTTGTGGGAAAGTTTCATCTACATCTATAGTAATTTTAGAAGATGGACTAGTATTACCAAATTCACTCGCACTTGGTTTTTTAATTAAATCGGACTCAAATCTAGATTCAAATTTTTCATCATAATAGAAATTAATATTAAAATCAGACATACTAGTATCTGAAACATCCAATTCTATCTTATTTCCTCTATAGAATTGTAAAGGTGGATGTACTCTAGCAAGTTCATGATTACCACTACCAGAATTAGTGAAGTAAATGTGATCATAAGGATCTTTATTAGTCGCATTATAATTACTTAAAGCTAATTTAATTTCACTATCAGATACCTTTATAACATGATAAATTGTATTTGTTTCTAATGGTGTTATTGGATTTGTAGCTTTATAGATTACTTGATCACCAGTACTATATCCATGATTTGTAAGGTTGATTAATGAATTTGTTGTACCTATTCCAACACCAACTAAGTTTGTAGTAAACCCAATATGATTGGTTACCAATTTATTGAAATTATCGTCAAACTTAAACGCATAATTTTGTGTTAAATTTGGGGTAATCTTAAAGGTAATATTGTCATTTAATGCTAACCCATGAGATCCAGTAAAAGTACTAACTGCAACAGTTGCTTGTACTCTCTTAGATTCTCCTGCAATATTATCTTCAATAGTTTCAAATCTATGATCATGTCCACTAGCAACTGTAAAGTATTTCATTACATTAGTGAACCCTATATTATCAGATGTTATTCCAACTCTAGTACCAGTCGTTATACCAATAAATTCATCATTAAATTTAATAGCATATATGGAACCAATACCAGCTAAATCAAGTTCTGGAGTCAAATCAGTATTATTTGCATATTTTATTGTGCTACCATAAGCAACATAAGACAATTCATCACCAGTTTTAAATTGATGTCCAGGAAGATAAATGGCACCTTGTGGTATGGATTTGTAAATTGTACTAATACCAGAATAACCAACAATGGTTGATTTTACTGTACTTCCTATACCAACTGCCAATTCACCGTCAAAATTGAATTTTCTACTAAATTGTAAGTTTTTATTTTTTACCTTTTTCTTGACTTTATATGTAAACTCATGAGGAACTTTTGAAACAGCAGTTCCAGTTGCTATACCAGATCCAGCTGCAACTGTTCCATTTTGTGTCCTTGCTATTCTAAATCTATTATTATAATGATCCTTTTGAAGGATACGCATTTGCTCATTACCAATTTTAATTATATCTCCAATATCAAATCTATCAGATATAGTAGATTCGGAAAGTTTTATAAAAGTTGTAAGTCCAGTATTTGCAGTATTAGCAAGTCCAACAGAAAGTGCAGTAGTAACTGTCTTAACACCAACAACTCTAGCACCTTCAATGTGACTGAATAGTGCTGAACTAATACCAGAAATTTGTACTATTTCACTATCAATATAATTATGTGGAACAGTACTGAATGCAGTCACTTGATCCTCAATAACTTGGAATTTTAAATTTTTAACAGCTGTTTCAGTTAAAGAAATTGTTTGAATATCTTTACCAGCGATTTCTTTAATTTTTCCGCTAACGGAAGATGAGTCAGAGAAAGATACAAGTTCACCAACTTTATACTTATCTCCTGCAACATCCATGCTAACAGTAGTAACACCAGCAGATCTTATTTCTTCTACTTCTAAAAGTGCTTTAGAACTTAACGGATCTATATGAAAACTATATCTTGTATTATCTACATTATAACCATAATTAGTAACATTCCTCTTATATTCACCAGTATTAATATAATCATCACTTTGATTTCTTAATAACTCATAATTAAACTCATCAGTATCATTATAATGTCTAAATGGTAAATATGGGAAAGTTGGAGTTGTTGTTGGAGTATCTTGTATTGATGCATAATATCCATAAGTTCCATTTGGGAAATCATCGCTTTCACCAGGAGTTAGATATTTTCCATTATATTCATCTAAATCTCCACTATCTTGATCATAGAAATAATCCTCAACAAAATAACCATTAACATATTGTGGTCTTAGATTAGAATCTGATACTGCATCTATAATATAACTAGATTGCATTTTCTTAACACCAACTCCTGGTGGTTTACCATAAGGACCAAAAATTGGATTTCCATCATAAGCCCAACCAATAATTGGAGAATGCTTCAAATCAGATATCTTTTCGGTCTTGTCAGAATTTAAATTATCATCCAAATCCATTCTAAGTTGTTTCTGAGGATAGAATGAGCAAATTTTATTTCCTTTTGCCTTTATAGTGGATCTTAATTGAACTGTATCTTGATACAATGCAGAACTCAATATATGAGAATATCTTTCTACACTATTAACACTCCACTTATGAATATCTGCTTTAAATAATGCTTCAGATCCTGCAGGAATAACTTCTACTGTTGTTTGTCCTTGAGTATAATTAACTCCACCATCAATAATATCAATAGAATCTATTTTACCGTTAACAACTGTTGCCTTTAATTTTGCAAATACTCCAGAACCAATAACCTTTAGAATTGGTGGAGTTGAATAATTTTTTCCAGGATCATTAATAACTGTAGCAACAACAACCCCATTAACATCAACAATACAACCAACCCTGGCATCTTGTCCAGTTTGTAAAGTAATATTTGGTTGCCTAATATGATTAATTATAGTAGAGCATCCATATCCTATTCCTCCACGTTTAATGAATATATTACTTACACTTCCTTCCAAATTGGCATATGCAGTAGCATTGAGATATGATGGAAGAACTGTACTTCCAATACCAACAGCACTTATACCCTCTATTGTTACTTTTACATCTGGATATGTAAATGTGTGAGTACCAACTCCGATACTATTCAAATCACTATAAATTCTATTATCAAAATTATGATTACTAATGGTAGTCGCAGTTCCAGCTTCACTTAACTTGAAATTATTCTTATCAACGACAGTTACTTTATAATATAATGCTGTTGATAACCCAGAAATTGCAGTTCCACTATGCGAATAAGTTACTACATCTCCATGACCAAAATTATGATTTCTTGCATATATGTAATTATTTTCTGTACTGATTCCTGTAAATGTAGTTAATATGCCAATTTGTGTAGTTGGAGCGTATCTATAAGAATCTATATCAACTCTATTATATGCAAAATTCTTACCAGGAGTTTCTACACTTATAGTATCAACAATACGTCTTTTCCTCTTTGCTGTTATTTTGTGTATTCCAGATCCATCTGTTGTAAATTGAATAGTATTGATACCAGCAACTGCTCTTTCTCTAGTTAATGCTAGAGAAAAACTAGTATTACTATTCTTAATTACGTAATAAGTTCCACCATTTGTTAATACACTAGTAGATAATCCTACATTAGTACTACCAACACCAACTGGAGCTCCATTGGGGTCTGCATTATAAACTACTGCTTCACCTTGCAAAAGTTTATGTTCTTTAGAAAGATTAAATTTACCATAATCACCAACAAGTAAATTTACATCAACAAAACTATCATTAAATGTCAATTTGTGTGTAATATACTTCATTTTTGCCTTACATTCGGCATTTGTTCCATTACCACCAGTTATTGTAACAGATGGAATACCTTGATAATCCCATCCAGAACTAGTCAAAACAACATCCGAAATATAACCATTTCCAAGATGAACAATTGATTCTATTCCACTACCAACACTGTCTGCAACAGAAACATTTGGTGGTTCTACAATATTATATTCTTTACCTGGACTAAAAACATTAATTTTATCAATTTGACCATAATAAACAGAATCCTTGGACAATGCAGAATGCAGTTCTAGTCCATTTACTGCTACTCCAACTGGACCAATAATATTTTTGCTATTTTTTGCATCTACAGGAACTTTTCTTATTCTTTTTAAATTATTTTGATTTTTTAGAGATCCACCAACATATAATGAATATGGAGTAATTTTATGCTCATCTATTCCAGTTCCAGTTGGGAATCCAACAGCTGGTGATACTGGAGTCTCATCCCATAAAGTATCATTAGTGAATATTGCTTGTCTTGTTAGTGAAAGTTTTATATGATCATCATCAACAACACCAATATAATAAATTCCTGTTTCTATTCCACTTCTATTCTCATTTGCACCAATTACTCCAGTGGATGCAGTTAATGGTTGATAATATACCTTTTCCCCTTGCAAAAATTCATGATTTGTAATTGTTATTCCAGCACCTACAAGACCAACATCATTTGAAGTGAATGTTTTTGATCTATCTGTAGTATTAAAGTCACCAGAAGGATATCCCGAAAAAGCAGCAATACAATTTTCTTCTTTATCTGAAAATGTGTTAGGAATATCAGATAATAGGTAGTCTAATCCAATAGATGGAGTTGTTTTTCTTAAATTATATCTAATTGTGTAATGTGTTCCAACAACTGGAACTCCATTTTTAAGTATTCCACCTGTTCCATTGCCATAATAACCAATATTATTGTCAGTAATAGAAGTTACCTTTACATTAGTGTCAAGAACCTTTCCACTAAACTTCTCAAATACGTCAATAGTAGCATCAGATAATTTCTTAACTGAATGCTTATCGATAGTCGTAATAATTTTATTAGCAGCATCAATACCAGAAATTGGGATTCCTCCAGGACCAATTTGTTCTATAACAACATCAAAATCTATAGCATTATTATAAATCCACTGATTAAATCTTACATCAGACTCATCAATTGTATCTCCAAGATATTTTACACCAATTTGATCCCCTGCAGAATAGAATTGCGTATCTTCAATTTCACTTTTAGGTGAATCTATAACAGATCCAACTACTCTCATCTGACAAACTTTTTCTAAATCATTATTTTCATAACCCCAAACGAATTGATCTCCAATTATTGGAGTATTTTTTCCTAAGCTTGTACTTGCAATTCCTACACAACCAAAGAATTGATTATAAGATTTTGAAGTATATTCTACTTTTTGATATGTCCCAAGTGAATTTGGGTACCAAAAGAACCCAGTATTACCAAATCCAACAGTAGAATCCACTGTTACTACAGATTCGGTAACTCCTTTTTCTAATACTTTTGTTCTATTATTAACTTCAAACTTATTTTTTACAGTATCTCTTGATAAAAATATCTTATGATATACCTTTGTTCCTAAAAATACTTCTTCAACATTAGATATTGCACCAGTTGCAGTTGGACTAGTAGAAAATCCAGTAGCACTACCCTGAAATAAATTATACAATTTCAGGTTCATTGGATTACCTGATAATGCTTCTACCATTATCTCATCACTAATTTGCCATTCAGCATCAGAAACAGATATAGTATTATTGAAAGGTTTGTCTATTACTACATCTTTAGCATATAAAACTTTAAATAAAAGATCAATAGAACTGTCAGTTCCTTTAGATGTATAGAAATCCTTTGCTCTGGTTAATATATTTTCAACAGAAAGACCTGGAGCAAAAGATCTTTTCTCTACTCCTGGAAGAAATTGTTCTTTAAATTTACTATAAAATTGCCCTATAAAGACAAATCCAAGATTTAATACTACAGTTCCAACACTATGTTCAGCTGACTCAGTTTCACTAAAAGTTAAAAACTCTGGATCTCCTTCTGTTTCAATAGCACTAATACCGCTAAATCCACGAGCACAACCAGTAAATGAAGTAGCAGTTTTACCAGTATATGTGATTATTTCATTATCAATCTTTAAAAGACCGTAAGTATTTGGAAAACCCTTGGTATGAGTGACGTTTATAGTACCGTCAAATGAAAGTACATCAGCAGTAAGAGCAACTACTTGTGGTGGGACAAGTGTTCCTGGTACAGGTATAGTTTGTGCTCTTACAGTTTCAATTTCTGATAATTTAGCAATATCCTTATATTCTGATAAATCATCAGCAATATTTGTTGTTCCATACTCACGCTCTTCAAAGATATAGTACTGTTCTAGAAATTCTTTGAATTTGGGATTATCTGCTTCAATAAAATCTGGTATTAAGCTACTCAGAATATTCGAGATTTTTACTTTAGTATTATCGAGCATGTCTTATCTTGTATATTTTGTAGTGCTGACAAAACTTGATGGAGGTACATATGTTACCCCAGACTTGTTGGAACCAGAAGTAATAATATCTTCTAACAATGTCAATTTACTGTTTGCTGTAGTATCTAGCACAATATAAAGGTTCTGTTTTGCAACAATGTCATTAGATTCTGGAATAACTTCAATTTCTATTCTACCTGTAAGTGATGTAGAGGAAATTGATATAGGATAGATTAATATTTCACCTTTTACATAATCTACACTACCTGCATTATTGTTAATATAATTGGGTTTTTCATCAACCATAGTAAAGAATTTTATTGTCCCAGTTGCTCCTGTTTCATCATCTGGGAAATCTGTTAGATAAACATCACCTTGTACTCCTTCAATTTTGAATGAAGAAGACCTAATATTAAATCCTTCTTGATCTGCATGGAATCTATTGCCATAGCATAACTCATAGTTAGCAAAAGCATTATATACAGGAACCATATTCCTTCTCATCTTAAGAACAGTAATGTTAGAAGTTACTGCACTACTGACTTTATCAATAATATTCAGTAATTTACTATACTTTAATCTTCCACCAAATTGATTGATATCACTAGATTTTGAATATTCTTGAATTGCACCCTTAATAGATGATGCCAATCCTTCAGAAGTTTGAGTTTGACCTGGATCATATGACACAGTTGAGTCATATTCAACATAAAGGTACTTTAGATCAACAAATTCTTGCTTAATTCCAGCAACAGTGTATTGCTTTAATCCAGCCTTGATGGACGTTTTTGATACATCCGATAAAAATTCACCATTTTTTGGTTTTATAGTAATATAAACCTTACCGTATTCTGGAGGATCAAGTTCTTCTCCACCATAGGCACTTACTGAGTCTATATTTCCAAATAAACTTGGAATTAAACTAATGTAATCATTTGCAGTGACTGCCCTCTGCTGCGACGCATAGACCCTTGGAGCAAGGTATTTGATGGAATCTAGGGATTCTATATCAGAACCATTTTCAGACGATTGTACAGTCGTTAAAAGGGATATGCCAGAGGTAATATCAACATCACCACCACCCAACTTATAAGTCAATTTACCAGAAAATACGAAATTAGCAGCTCCATCACCACCTTCTCCATTTGTCACAATGTAACTTGCCTTTATTGTACTACCGTGACCAGTAGGAACTGACTTAGTAGAACCTGCTTTTTTACCTAAAGTACCATCACCAAACAATAATTGGTACTTTTCATCATCAATTTCTTGTACTAAGAACAATCTAGAGTCCTTATCTACTTGGAAAATGTTCTCATACTTGCTATAAGTCTCTAAAATTCCATTAGCATTAAGTACTTCTACTCTAATTGTTGATGTATCGATATTAACATTAGGTAAAATGTACTTTGCATCTGTCTGTGACGAGTCTACAGTGAATTGTTTTGTAAGAAGAGTACCTTCAAATAGATCAATATTGTCAAAAGTTACTAAACCATTGATATCTGCATTGGCAGTAATGTCATCAGGTATTGAAAACATGTAGGAACCGTTCTGAACATTGCCTACTGCGACCAATCCTTTATGTAATTTGACTGTTTTTGCCTTTATTGCACTTACATCTACACTAAAACTTACCTTTGCAACCGAAGCTTTCTTCGATCTTGGTACATAACCTATATTTCTTGCCAAAGAAACGACATTTTCTCTTAAAGTAGCACTATCAATGAACGATTCATTGACTGCCATGTTGGTATTATAGGCAGTAATGTAGGAATTATATGCTAAAGTGTCAATTAATATGGAAAAATTAGATCCCTCAAAGTCAAAGTCAGTAAAAGTTGAGTTAGCTCTCAGATAATCTTTGATCTGAGTGCGTAAATCGTTAAAATCTAAGTTAGTAAACTGATTAAGTGCCATTATATTCTGCTAGGTTGTAAGAGAAACTCTATATTTTGTTCTGGAAAAGGTAATCCAACGATATTATAACGAATAGTAATGTATAATCCATTCTCATCTATATCATCTTCTATATTAACTTGCGTTAATTTGATTCTTGGTTCGAAGTTATTGAGTAGAGATCTAATTTCTTCTTCCAACGAGACACCAATATCTTCACCAACCAACTCAAATAGTGCATCTTCAATAGATGTACCTAGTAATTCGTTAAAAAACCTGTCTGTTAATCGAGTTCGGCATAAATTTATGACAGATTTCTTGATGGCATCTTCATTTCGAAGAGTAACAATGTCATTAGTAATAGGACTTCGTGTAAAAGATAGACTAATATCCTTAAATGCACGAGAAATTTGTACGGCCATCAAAAATTACTATACTTTACATATATCTATAATGGTTTTTCACTATTTTTGACATTTCTCCAGTCAACATTATCATATTCACCTTCATAATCATCTGGAATGTCGTGCATTACCTCTGTAAGCACCTTTTTTTCGGGTACTTTAGGTCTTTTATTGTCAAAATAGTATTCAGTCATGGGTATTCGACTAGGATTGTTAGTCATTTTTAGTTATTTTACCTACTATATTTAGATACGCACTAAAAAACCCCCTTTCGGGGGTCTTATCTTATCTTCCTTGTCCTCGGTACTTCTTTTTTGCTCCATTTCTAGAGGTTGCCGAGTACTTAGAGTGTTTTCCTCTTCCTTGTCTTGACTTTTTTGGTTTGGCTTCTACTTGTGTATCACCAACCAGACTTCTCATACCCATAGTAGTTCTCTCCTTTTAGTTTACTTTAACGGGGCGATTTTTTACGCCGATTTTTTTTAGATAATTCGGGTCTTTTCATGTCCCACACGGATCTTAGGGTCACACCAGATCTCATAACCTGCTTCAATCGCATCTAAACAGAAAGAAACATCCTCTCCACACATGTCTTGAACCTCTCCAGACTCAAATACTTGCATCTTAGGAGCAAACCAAGGATACTCAAGAGACTCGAAGACTCCATTCTTTATAAGTAACCAACCAAACCCTGTGTAATCCACTGTAAATGGTTTCTGACGCTTACTCATCGTCTCTAAGGTCTCGTGGTTCATAACACCTCCGTTAGTACGGAAATCGTCTTCCTCTAACCAATGAGCAACGGAAGTAGTCTTCCCATCTTCGGTACAATACCAACCTGCTGCAATGTCTTTATCCATTTGCACAAGACGGTAGAACTTCTCTGTATCAAAAACAATATCGGAGTCTATCCATAATTGATAATCATACTTAAGTTTCCCATCCCACGGTTTCTGCTTAGGCCCTCTGAGAACATTAGCACCCAGACACTTGCATCGAGCAAAGTTGACCATTGATGAGTAGTCCTGAGAGATTTGGATACTTGCTCCACTCTGCACCAGATCAAAGCATAACCCTACAAAGGCTTTAAGGAAGATGTAGGAAACCCCTCTACCAGGTAGACAGAATACTATAGTCTTTCCTTTTATTAATTCTCTTGCTTTGTCTATAGAAAACTCGTCTTCTTTCTTTTTCTTCTTGACAGGTGCAGCTGTTTTAACTGTAAATCCTTTTGCCATAATGCTGTAATTACTATAAGGTTATTATACCACTTCAATGAGATAATTGCAATGGTTAGTTTTTATTTAGAGTGACATCTATCGTATCTTTGATAGTCTCTATGTTCGGTTCTTTCGATTTCATCCACATGATCTCTGCTATCTGTTCCTTACGCATCTCTACGTTCTTCTCAGGGACATTCTGCAGTACCATTACGTCGTTAACTGAAATGTTATACGTATTCATCTTCTAAAAATTTGTCTATAAGGTCTTCAAGATCATCTTTTATTGAGGCGTTTGTCAGAAGGTGTTCGTCATTCTCGATGCGATACTGAATTGTCTCGATCAAAGAGTCCCTTTCGTATTCGTCTAGTTCTAATCTCATAAGCTTTATTATATCACTCAAAGGTATATATTGCAAAGGGGTTTTTAAGATTTTTATATACTGGGAATTTTTTTATGGGGCAATTGGGGTATTGGGGGTTTTCAAATATTCTCGGAATTTTTATCACACGCTCGATCTGGGTTCGTTGTAGGTTAGGGTTGTTGGCTTTTTTATAAACGGCAACGCACCACGCCCAACAACACATAAGGACGCAAATCACTGGCTTCTGAGTATTACATAAGAGTGCAAATCATAAAAAAGAGGGTGTTAGTCACCCTCGAAGATCTTTAGTGGTTCGTTGTTATCTAAAACACCAAACATGTC